TACGACCTTAACACCTAAATTTACATCAGTAAGGTCATCGAGGTCTGAAACATTACCTGCTGCTAAGGCAAGAGCGTCTAACTCGTCATCGACATATTTCTTATTAGCAACGTGGGCATCAGCAGTAGGCTCTACTACAGAAATATATTTCCCTGCGGTTGTGGCTGTGATGTCATTTGTGAAGATATTCACACCTGAGAAAGTTTGATTATTTCCATTCAGGAGAGCGACATTCTGAGTCGAACCAACATTTTGGTTTAGATCACCAAAAGCGAGTTTCGAGTTCTTCCATTCGAGGTTAGCACCGTCCCATCTTAGTGTCTCCCCATCATTTCCATTTCCTATATTTGCGGCAATATCAACTTTTTCAAGATCACCAAGCTCTGCGTCTGAACCGATGAAAGTCTTAGCGTTATCAGAAAGACTTATCATTTCTAAGTCATTGTCTGCTGTATTAGAGTAGATGATCTTCTTAACGCCCGTAGCGAGTCCTGCGAGAGCCGTTAAAGTAGCGTCAGATGTTTGCTTTGTAGCTACTTGAGTGTCTACATAAGTCTTGGTTGTAGCGTCTGTAGCATTAGCAGGTGTTTTGACTGTTACTGTAGAGGCTGTAAAGTCATAAGCGAAAGCACCGAAAGTCTTTCCTGCATTATTTAAGACTATATTTGAGCCGTCAGAAAGATCAGAGGAAGCAAGCTTTGTATTCACAAACGATGTTGGTATATCAGCGACACCACCAACAACACCAACGGCACTTACTCTGAGGACATCACCAACCGCACCTGCTTGTAGAGTCGTATCAGAAAGAGTGCCTACGCTACCTGACCCTCTTAATATAGCTTCAGCACCTGCTGTTACGCTGATCTTCTCAAAGGAGTTAGCTCCATCACCTAAGAGTAAGTCTTTGTCTGCGATACCTGTAATATCATCGAGAGCCGAGTCTTTCGCTTGGTAGTTGTTAGCGAGATCAAGAGCATTTATGTCTGTGTCAATCTGAGTATCAACATACTCCGTAGTCGCTAAACTCGAAGAGTTGTTATTAGGCTGTTGTGTAGCACCTGTTGCAGTAGCATTTGTTAGGTCTACATTACCTGTGAATGTTTTATTTCCTGTGAAAGTCTGAACCCCACCCAAGAAGCCAACTGTGGTGTTATCAACAACAAAGTCGAGGGTGTTATCTGCTGGGTCATAAGATACGGCAATGCCTGTTTCAGTATTACCATCAACCATACCCCCAACAATGTCTTCGATTTCTGCTTGGGTCTTACCTGTGTCTGCACTTGGAACGAAGTTGTTCCCATCCCACTTTAAGACTTCCCCATTTTGAGGTGCGTTTGTAGTGGTGTCTACATCAGAAAGAGCGTCTACAGAGAACCCTGCGAGACTTACCTCAAAGTCGAGAGTTCCATCACCTTGAGCTGTTACTGTAATACCTGTTTCCGTATTATTTGAAACCATACCACCGACAACAGTCTGAATTTCTGCGTCAGTACGTTGCGTATTAGTGTCTGTCTCATCTACTTGGGTTAGAACGCCATTTTGGACTTTTAAGATTTTTCCATTAACTAAAGCGTCATTGGAAACATCACTCAAGTCTCTAACCGAGAATCCACCTAAACTAACGGCAAAGTCGATATTTCTGTTTACTGCGTCATAAGAAACAGTAATACCTGACTCATCACCTCCAAGCATTTGCTGACCGACAATATCTTTAACTTGATTATCGGTGAGTTGGGTATTGGTATCAGTCTCGTCTACTGCTACGAAAGACCCATTGTCATATTTCAGAATCTTGCCATTACCGACTTGTGCAAGGTCTACATCAGAAAGAGTCCCTACGCTACCTGTGCCTTTTAAGAAAGTTTCTACTCCTGCCTGTACGCTTATCTTCTCGAAAGAATTTGGGTTATTTCCTAAGAGCAAGTCCCCATCAGCAATACCTGTGATGGTATCAAGGGAAGCGTCAGCGTCTTGTTTGCCTGCAAGGTTAATCCCACTAATTTCGTCATCTACATATTTCTTAGTAGAAGCATGAGTATCTTGCGTTGGAGCAGGGACAGTGATTGTAGTAGCACCTGTAAAGTCGTAGTTGTGATTTCCGAAAGTAGCGTCAGCATTAGTTAAAACTACTTTATCTGAGTTAGAAAGATCCGCAGTTGAAATGAGTCGGTTTACATATTGACCTTGAGCATTTCTAACCAAGAAATGATTTTCAGCACCTCCTGCGATAGTAACGTCACTTAGTGCATTAAGACTTTCAGCTCCCCCACCTCCACCCTCACCTGGCACCCAACCACCTGCACCACCATTGGCTGCGGCTGAATAAACGAGTGCATTTCCGTCATTTAACCCTGCAAGATCGACATCAGAAATAGTACCTAACGTAAAAGTAACATTAGCCCACTTATTTCCGTTGTACTGTAAGAATTGATCTGCAGCTAAGTTCGCAAATTGCGTATCACCGAGTGCTGAAAGATTAGCGTTCCCACCACCAAGTTGAGCATTTCCGATCAGAGTTTGAACAAAAGCAGTTGTGGCAATGCGATTGGAAGACTCATCTACGTCAATAACAACTTGACCGTTTTCTTCCTTCTCTATTTCTTTAATAGTCAGTACCCAATCACCACCTGCACCAAGGATATATCCTTGTTGTGCAACAGCAGGACCTGGGACAAGACCGTCAGTGCCTGCTTGCACTCCGTTTGTACCTGAAAATGCAGTTAAGACTATTGAACTTCCACCTGTTGTGGTTGTGCCTGTACCAAATGTACTCATGTCAGACTCCTTTATTTCTAATGCTTCATTCTAGGGTAGGTATAAAGTAACAATCGACCTAATAAAAACTTGAGAGCTTAGCGCATGGAAAAGATAGTTCTATCCCCCCCTATGAGTAATCTTCAGATTTTCTCCCCCTCGTACTCAGGAAAAACAACTCGCATTTTAGGAACGTACACGCTCGAAAAAAGAAGAGGTCTTTGGAGAGTCCTCACAACTCTGAAAAGAGCGGAAGGGGGTTGGTTAAATAATGTAGGTCTACGAAATGGTGGTATAGACTCTATCCCCAATAAAAGAGCAATCATTTCTATCAGCTCTCTTGGAGATCAAGATTGGTACGCTCTAGTTGAAGAAATAAAAAGCAAACCTAAAGTCATAGGGGTGGAGCTTAACATTTCATGCCCTAACGCAGAGGTGAATCAGCTACCTCCCGATCTTCTTGGGGAAATGAACCGTTCATTTCAGAATGTAGTCGTAAAAGCACCTCATATCTGTACCCTTGATTATCTTCTGAGGCTTGTGGATATGGGCGTTAAAACCATTCACATTTCAAACACAAAAAAAACTGTAGAGGGTGCGCTCTCAGGAAGGTCTTTGGTCGAAAGAAATCTACAGACGATCAGAGACTTGAAAGTTTTAAGACCTAGTGTGAAAGTGGTCGGAGGGGGTGGGATATACGACCTTGATACGCTGTTGAGATATGAAGATGTAGGGGCTGACCATTTCAGTTTAAGTACCGTCTTGTTCAACCCTTTGAAGTCTAGGAAATTAATAAGAGAATATTACGAAAGGAGTTGAGGGGAAGCTATTCAAAAGCACTCTGAGATCGAAGTTGAACTAGAGTGCTTAATAAGTAGCCCCGTTTCCTCGCCTTACAAGAAAGGGTGAAAATCATAAGACTCAAACGGCATTACGACCCTTAACTACCTCTGACACCCTTCTTCTTCGATAAATGGTAGATTAGGGTCGGGGGCTTTTTTTAGTCTATTAAAAGAGTGAAACTTACCTGACCTGTCGTCATGTTTTCATTCTTCTTGATAGGAGTGTCCTTAGAAATAAGATTTCTATCCACAGCGAGCTTGACCTTACGGCTAACCTCTTCGATGAAAGCTTGCTTCTTAGAAGTAAGGGTTTGCTTGTAATGGTAAGCCTTAGCTACATCTATTTCTAAGTGTTCGCCTTTGACAATCTTTACCGCTCCATTAAAGAGAGGGATAGCACTAAAAACGCCACCTAAATATGAAACAGGAATGTCGAAGACAGACACTTGAACAACTCCATCTTCGGCAGTGAAGAACTTGATCGAGTAGCCTCTTGAAAGAAGTTCACTCTTAACGTCTGAAGAAGCCTTTTCTGTGAGACTGTCTAATACGTCATTGTTAAACATTTTAGTCGTAGTAACCTCAATCGAACTTGTGCGCTCGTTTGCGATCACAAAAGTCTCTTCACCTCTGAAATGCTTTTTAAGCGAATCAATCATTTCTAACATAGCTTTATCCCTATCAGTGTCAGGTTTCAGTTTTCAGTTTTATTATTCTTTACCTACTAAAGATAAAGCGGGTAAAGAAATGGTTGGGGGTCATACGATAATATCGTACATCACAGACCCTGTAAAAGCAGTAGATAACTCAACTACAAAACCTGTAGTGGTACGGTTCTTAACTCTAGCGAAAACAAAGTCGTCAACAGAGAATAACACACGGTAGTCTGTGTTCGGCATTGGGGAGTCAAACACTACGCTCTTTTCGGATTGGTTGGCGAAAGAAATAACACCACTCAGAGTAGATATGTTAGCCATTATAATCTCCAACTTTGAAATAGCGGTGCTTACTGCTTGTTGCACTTCTAAAGGGTAGCTCCCTACAACAGAGATGTTGTCTCTTGTGATCGAAGAAACAGAAATAACACCAAATTTATTAGACGAGACAGAAAACTTAAAAGTCCCTAGTCCTGTAGGTACTGAATAGGACAGACTTGTTTCTTGAAGTATCATCAGCAACCCTCCACAAAGTAGCCTTTGTTTTTAAGTATTGTGATAAGCGTAGCCATCTTCAAAGGGTCTTTCCCTGTAACTGTGAGCTTATCATCTTTGAGGGTACACTCTAACTCATCGTCTCTCAGATTTCTGATTAACCGTTCAGGAATAGACCCGCAAGACTTAGGGTGTACTGTAATAGAATACTCATTTCTAATTATTTTAGAGAGCCACCTCTCTGCAACTTTTTTAGAAATAATACTTATAGAATCACCTTGCGAGGCTCTTCGATCTTTTCGCTCTTCCTCAACAGGGTGAGGTTGGAGTTGATCGTGTCGAGAGCTAGGTGTATTTCCTGTAGGCTCTCGATTTTTTTCATCGCATTTAGACATCTTAAAAACCTATATCTTACTTTTCCTTGTGATTCCCCTATAACACGAGCCGCATGACTCTGACTTGAGTAGAGGTAAAGAAGTACCATTACCTTAATGTCTTTCGTATCAGAAAAGTATTGACTCAGTATTTTCAATAACTCTTCTTCCTCAAAGATCGGAACTTGCATTAGAATCTTAATTCGATCTAAAGCTCGATTCACTCTGTAGTGGATATTGGGCTGTGTGTACCCAAATATTTTACCCAAAGCGGATTGAGGAACACCCTTAAGAAGATGAAGTTCTACCATGTCAGCTTCGATTGGGTTTATTCGACCCATGTGTTCAATCACTTTGTCTATCTTTGCGTAAGTTTCTTCCGAAGCATATTCTGAGTAAGTTGGTAAATAGCTCAGAGAGTGTTCGTTAGAGAAGATACGCTCCATTATGTGGTTATCCATTAAAGTCCCCTACAGAAAAAACATCAACAGTTACGACTACTTCGGCACTTCTTAGTTTCAACAGTATACTATAAAAGCAACCACCTAGCCCATCTCCATCAGAAATAATGGTCATTATTTCCCCTTCACACCCCTTAAAGTCCCCTTCTATGATCTCTACAAAGTCTCCCTCTTTGTACCTCCCACCCAAGCTGTAAGCTTCTCTTACCATTTCCTTTAGTTCAGAATCTAAGATCGTACCCTGAGAGATCATGTCGCTACTACGATCATAACGACTGATCATTGTTTCGATGAAAATTGACCTAGAAATGTCGTAATACTTCGTAGTTGGATAGCCCGACTTAACAAAGATATAGCCCTCAACTAAAAATGTAGCCTTGCTCGAACCACCTCTTAAAACAGGGACATAAATATCTTCTATTTCTATCCCCGACAGGTTACTAAGGACTTTCGCTAGAGTTCCTGCTCTTGCTTCCTCCTCACCTTTGAGGGTAGTTGTCATTACTACCCAAGTCGGTTGTCTTTGTCTCAAAGTCTGACTCCCTTGGTTCGGTTAACGCTTCTTTTATTTCTTTTACCCAAGAAGCGAATAACATCAACGAAACCTCAGACTTTTTTTCTTTACTTTGTTTATGGGGAGGTGGCGAAACTTGGTTCTCGTTTGTAGAACCTAGATTTTCACTCTCAGAATCTTGAAAATTATTTTTTGTCTCCACTACTTGAGAGGCGACCACCTGAGACAAAACACTGCGCTGTCTAACCCATTTGTAAAGCTCACACTTGAACAAAGCCTCTGTTGATCTTCTTGGTTTAGAAGAAATGGCTTCTGCAAGACCAATCAACTTTTCGCCTCTTTTTTCCCAAGCCTCTAAGAGTATTTCCTTGTTCCAAAAGGGAGGGGGAGTTCCTGAACCCAACCCTAAAGAAATAGAAAACATGGTCGCTGACAACAGCCGATCAAAAGCAACTCCAACAGGAGTAGATGATAGAACCTCATCACATAATCTGAGAGTCTCAGCACCCTCACTCACGAGCAACTTACATATCTGATCATTCCTATCTACATGGAGATAAGACCTCACAGCTTCAAGAGATACATTTTTAGAGTTTGATGAAGCCACACCTTCAACAGCTTTAAGTGCGTCTCTTATATGACCCTCTGTAAAGTCAGCGATTAGGACAAGGGCTTCTCTGTCGTAAGTAAAACCCTCCTCATCACAAACCCAAGCGAGCCGATCTGCGATCTCTTCAGAGTCAACGTGGTGTATTATAAAAGCAGGGGCGCACCGACTTAAAACAGTGGCTTTCATTTTTTCGGGTTCAGTTGTAGCGAAGATCACAACCAATCGTTTCTCTTCTGAACCTTTCCTGTTATCTTCCATCGGCTTTAAAAGAGCGTCTAAAGCGTCTTTACTGAGCTGATGGGACTCGTCAAAGAGGTAAAGTTTTCTCCTGCCTGAGAATGCTGTGTAATCTATTTCCTCCAATATCTTCTTAACGTCAGCTTTCCCACTATTCGTAGCCGCGTCTACCTCAATAAAAGCGTCAGACTCACCCGAAAGCATACCCTCGCAAGAAGAACACTGATCACAAGGCTCTCCATTAACAGGTGCTTCACAAAGTAAGGCACGAGCGAGAATACGACCTAATGTCGTCTTGCCCGAACCGAAAGGTCCTGCAAAGAGATAAGACTGTTTCCAACCTGCGCCCTCTGAGACAATCCCCTTAAGGGTTCTGACTGCGCCTCTTTGACCTAGCACATCGCTGTATTTCTTTGGTCTGTATTTGGTATCTAAGCTCATTTGTCCTCACACAAGTAAGTGGGTTTGTTCACTTACTCATATAAGATTACATGAATATTGACCACCGAACTGTCTCATTTAATGGGTTAGAAAATGAAACACGGAAGCCCGTAGTTGTTCGATTTGAAATGACGGGAATTTCTCTCTGAGAGTTATCTTCAAAAAGAACCATGTATTGATCGGTACTTAGAGGGCAAGTAAATGTAATATCTACCACATCTTCAGCTTGGAAAGCTCGACCACCCACAATCTGACTCTTAGTTAAAGCCGAAGCGTTGTCTCCTGCGTAGACAGCAAGCCTACCCTCCACAGAAACCTCAGAACCTACTAAAGTGATACCAACCGTTTGGTTTGCTGAAATGTGGCTCATTGAAATGAGGTTAGTCAACTCTACTTCGGGACACACAGAGCAGCTATTTAATAAGAATCTTGTAGCAGAAGAAATAGAAATCTTCCCAATCCCTGTAAACAAGGTGTTCGATACAATAACTTCTGCTTGAGAACTAGTGATGAACTCAGCATTAGCGTGTCCTGAAATATCTAAAGAGCAACCCTTCAATGTGGTCGGATAAGAAGCCAACCCATCTGATGTTATTTCTATAGCTGAGGGGTTGGTATTTCCTAACTGACTCTTAACTACCAAGTTGAATCCGTCTAAAACCACCGAAGCACTCGAAATAGAAATACAAGATGTATCTGTAGACTCAATATTAACGGCACCTCTTGAGAGAAAAACAACAGGCTTTGAAATAGTGATCTGCTCAGCGTAAGTACCTCCATAAACAATCACTGTCCCTCCCTCTGTAGGGAGTGAGTCAACTGCGCTTTGGATAGTGGAGTAATCTGAGCCTAAAAGAGACTTAGATACTGTGGCGAAGTTATCCAAACCTCTCTCTGTTATAAGTGTGCTTAGAAGAATTGAACCAATGTTTGGGTCATATAAACTAAGACTAGAGCCTGCACCTCTTGTAATGTGCGGAGAGTTGTCAGAGAAACCTAATTGTACTTTGTCTGCTTTTAACGGATTCATATTGCTCCTCTTTCTGAATGATTGTCTATGTGAAAGAGGGGCTATATAAAAGAGGTACTATTTACTTTGCCTCTTGAGTGCTCTTTGGACTCCCCTATAACAAGAAATGCGATCTGAATATCCTGCTATTTTAGCGATCTGACCGTAAGTCATTTTTGTGGTTAATCTGAGCCTTAATGCGAAGTCTCCCTGATCATGTTTAAAAGGTTCAGGCAGTCCTCTGTCTTCACAAAATCTTCTGATACGAAAGTACACTTTATCTTTGTGGAGGCTCATAAGCTTACCAATGTCTTTTACGCTCATACCATTCTTATAAAGCGCATGAAGGTACTCACCATTTCTCCTTCTACGAGGTAAAGGAAATGGTGAGGATGTGAGCCTAGCATACTTCCTAGCTTGATATGTCGCCTGCCTACTAGAGATACCCAAAGCTCTACCTATTTCTCTGTAGGTCATGCCTTGGGAGTACAGAGAATAGGCTTCAAAGCAAAGAGTGTCTATCAGTCCTCCCAAATCTGATCCCACCAACAAGCGCAGTCCCATTTCTTTCGGGTAATGTGATGATGACCAATAACACCCGTAAAGCTACCCGTAAGGTAGTCTTTATCTACCACTCCATGATAGAAATCCCCATCATAAGATTGTCCGTCAGAACCTCTAGGGCATTGATAAGGAATGTCGAGAACATCACAGAGAGATTTAATCGCTTCTTTGACAGCGAGAGCTACTCTTGGGTCAAGACTTAAAACCCTTTTATCTCCTCGACCTGTATCATTGTCGATCACTGAAATGTCGTAGCTCTTTTTAATATAGTGGTCTTTCCATTTCAAGCTCGGTTGCTGACAAATATCAATACCTACAGAATAAGAGTTCGCCCAACCTGCGTGCCAGCTTTTATGGTGGAGGTCGAGATACTGATAAATGGTAGGCTCTCCATCGGAGCTTACACCAATCCCTGCATGAGAGCTTACCTTTCGGTCAGGGCTTGAGAATACCCGATGACAATGAACAGGGTCTAATCCTCCCCAATGAACCACGATCATTGTAGGTCGTTTCCCTTTGCGACTTGAGAAATGACCGAACCTATGGAGATCAAGCCCTCCTCTTTGGTCGAAGTTCACGGTCTGAACATCAGAATCAATATCTACATTAATGCGCCTATCGTTCAATGTCCAAAAAGGTTGGGTATCATCTACATGATCGAACTTTTTAAGAAGAGCTGACCATGTACCTCTGCCAAGCTTACCATCAACGTGGCTTCCTGCACCAAAGGTGTCCTCTTGAAATGCCTCTACAGCAAGAGCGAACTCATTACTATCATAAGGCATACACAAATTCTGATATGTATCTAAAGCACTCTGCGGAATGTTCCCACCCCAACCTACGCTTTGAGACGCTTTTGCGTTATATGCACAGGCACTTTTTCTTGATTGAGTTATGGTACTCGACATCTCTTAAACCTTTCTGAGAGGATATAAATGAGTTTCCGACAAATGATACCCGATATAGAAGAAATATCATCACTATTAGTAATCTCTCACGCTTCTAGTGGTAAAAGTATCGCAATCACTAGAAATAATCAGCATTTTTCTAATCTTTCAGCTAAGTCTACTCTGAACGAGTGGACTCCTAGACATAAATTAGTCCAAAGTGCTTTACTTGATGTGGTAGGAAGCGGAGATGGAGGTAAGTTAGGGTCTTTTATCACCATTTCTTTGATCAGGTCTTTAGCAAAGCATAAACATGGGGGACACCCTGACCTCACAAAAGAAATACTCTCACATTTAGATGAAGTAATCGCTAATATTTCTGAGAAATCTGTAGAGTCGAAGAAAGAACATCTAATATCAGTAGGTGAAGATTTAGATTTTGCAGACCAACTTGCAGACGCAGTATTTCTAGGTGGCGCAGAAACTCACATATCATTGGAGAGGTATGGAGGAACAGGTTGTGAAGTAATAGAGTCAGAAAGTTTACTGACAGAAGCTCGACCTTTACATATTTCTGAACAAGTTTCCTTGAAAGGTTCTATGGTCGCTTTACTCCCAACTAGAGTATCTAGCTTTAAAGATGTAGCAGAGCCTCTTGAGCTTATGGGTACTTTCCCAAACAGACCTCTAGTTATTATCGCCCCTATGATGAGAGGAGAAGCTCTCGCTACGATTAAGAGAAATAGAGATGAGGGTGTTGTTGAAGTGTATGGGGTCGAGGCTCCTTTAGTTACTTGGGGCAAAGGGTGGTTAGAAGATGTAGCTTCTTTTACGGGGGGTACTTTATACGACTCATTTCTTCATTCAGAGTTCAAACCCTATATGTTCGGCTCTGCTAGAGAGATCACACTCAAAAACAAAGAAATGATTATCGACCCTTATGATGATCACGCTGAAGTTACAGCCGAGCGCATTTCCCAACTCTTATATGAGGCGAACAACTCCCCTCACTCACATACCCAAGACTTGTGGAGGAAAAGAGCGGCTTCTTTGGGAGGAACTTTGATCAGAGTCAAGGTCGGAGGTACTACAGAAGCGGAAGCAAGACTTCGTAGAAATAAAGCTGAGAAAGCCATGCTTTCGATGGGTATGATGTTGGAGGGAGGTCATGTCGAAGGAGCTATCCCGACACTCTCAGAAATAAAAGGAATACACCCTATAATAGATAGGGCTTTAGTCGCTCCTCTTAGAGTAGTTGCGATCAATAAGAGACTTAACACCTTGGAACAAGCGAAGAAATGTTCTCCTAAACTGTACGAGCCTTTCCCTCTTACAAGACTTCTTTCTTTAGTTCGATCTAGTTTCTCAGTCGCCACAACCATTTGTAGCGTAGCAAGGATAATAAATAAGAAATGAGAAGTAGAAGAATTAACTACAGAAGTGTATCAACCCCAAAAGACCTCGAAGTCTTTGAATGGGCTTTGATTGAGGGAGACTCAGTAAAGAATGCCTTTCTTGAGGGTAAACAACGCTATCTATTTCTTAGGGAAGCTAAACGCTACTACATTCTCCCATCTGAAAGAACTCCTCTAACTAAAGAGGAAGGGATTATAGAGATGAGGTCGATTGAGGTAATTCAGCTTCCAAAGTCCTACGTTCTCGTAATAATCTTATCCTCAGATACGTTTTTGTTCTTCACGGACAGAGTAAACCCTCATAGGAAATTGCTTGATCAAGTAATCTCCGAATATGAGGCAGAGGGTATTATTTCCGAAGAACTATTGAGTAAATACCATAGCTTAGAAGGGTTTTAAGAAAGGTAAATACCGATGATAGAAATAAAGATTGGCGATTGTGCAGAAAGACTCAAAGACCTAGAAGATAACTCGGTTGACGCTATTATTTCTGACCCTCCCTATGGACTCAAGTTTATGTCAAAGGGTTGGGACAATATCGGTGAGGGTAGTCAACAAAGAGAATGGCATAGGAAATGGCTGACTGAAGCTCACAGGGTGTTGAAACCCAACGGAGTGATCAAAGCTTTTAGTGGCTCAAGAACTTTCCACCACCTGATAGCTATGATGGGAGAAATAGGTTTCTCAGACTTGAGGGTAGAAGCATGGACTTATGGTTCGGGCTTCCCCAAGTCTTTAAATGTAAGTAAAGCGATAGACAAAAGTTTAGGTGCTGAAAGAATCGTAGTAGGTACACAAAAGATGTCAGGCACTGCCCGTAAGATTAAAGGTACGAATAAACATGGTGGAAAGATGGCAGGCATTGACCAAGAGTATGAAGAGACAAGTATTGAAATAACAGTTTCATCAAGCAAAGAAGGTAAACAATGGGAGGGTTGGGGTACTGCGCTCAAACCCTCTTGGGAACCCATTTGTATAGGAGTTAAGAAATGATCATCACTATCCTTAGAAAACCTTTAGATGGTAGCGTGGCTGACAACACCCTTAATCATGGGTGTGGGGCTATAAACATAGATGACACTAGAGTAGGCGATATAGTCCAAGACACGTCTAAGAATGGAAGATCGCCCACTTCACATAAAGCGACAGTCTTCCAATCGGGCTTAAAAGAGAGCTTCGTAGGTCAGATGACCGTAGGGAGATGGCCTGCTAACTTTATCCTTAAAGGCGAAAAGGCTATTGAAGCTCTCGATAATAAAAGTGAAAAAAGCTCAGAGTTCTTCAAGCAGTTTAAGGAAGATAATGACCAATGATAAAAATAAAGATTGGTGATTGCACTGAAAGACTCAAAGACCTAGAAGATAACTCGGTTGACGCTATTATTTCTGACCCCCCTTATGGACTCAAGTTTATGTCCAAAGGTTGGGATAATATCGGAGAGGGTAGTCAGCAAAGGGAATGGCATAGGAAATGGTTAGTGGAATCATATCGAGTTCTTAAACCTAACGGAGTGATCAAAGCTTTCTCAGGGTCTAGGACATTTCATCATCTAATAGCGATGATGGAAGAAATAGGTTTCTCAGACTTGAAGGTTGAGGCTTGGGTTTACGGTTCGGGCTTTCCTAAATCCCACAACCTCGCTAAACAGTTTGAAAAAAAAGCAGGGGTTGAGGGCGAAGTAATTGGCTATTCTAAAGGAGTTTCCGTTGAAGACTCTCAAGGGTATGGTGGGATTGGTCGAGGTGCTGTGGGCATTGTTCAAAAAGCCGTAGACCTACCAATCAGAGCATTAGTTACTGAAGAAGCTAAAACATGGAATGGTTGGGGTACTGCTCTCAAGCCCTCATGGGAGCCTATTTGCATTGGAATTAAGAAAGGAAATAACTAATGGAAGAAATGATCGAATACTTCAAAACAATGATTACACCTCCCGTAGAAGACGCTTGTATTATCGTAGGGAAGCCATCAGAAATAGATTACGAAAAGTATCGTATCATCGAGGGTAATAGTATCGTACCACTCTACGATCCTGTCGCTCATGGAGCTATCCTGTTAGATGAGCCTACTGAAGAAGAATCACAAAAGCTCATGGCTATTCTAAAACCTGGCGCACACATCGTACTTATACCTAAAGACATAGGGTACAAAGGTGTGATCGCTCTTGAAGACCAAGGGTTTGAAGTGAGAGACGCTATCTTTGTAGGAGAAAACTCTGAGGAGTTTCATTACACCTCTAAAGCGAGCCGATCTGAAAGAGAAGCAGGCTTAAAAGGGTTCAATAAAAAGGACAGCTCGGAGATGACAGGTCGGAAAGAAAACTCTAAAGGTTTGATGAGAGTTAGAGAAGACGGTTCGGTAGGCACAAACCCCTATGCAGGCACAGCAGGAGGTCAAAACCCAAGAGCAAACATTCACCCTACAGTCAAACCAATCGACATTATGGAGTGGTGTGGTCGAGACATAGCCCCTAACTCTAAAGTCGTAGACCCATTTCTTGGAAGCGGTACTACGGGTATAGCTATGAGCCGTTTAGGACATGACTTTGTGGGTATAGAGCTGAACCCCGAATATGCAAAGATATGTGAGGGTAGGATTAGACATTGGATGCCTATCGGCTCAGAAATAGTATCGGAAGCTGAGGTTGGTAAAGCCGAAGCTCAAGAGGGTGATACTATTTCCATCTTTGACTTGTTTTAGTCAGTGCTTAAGAAATTCTAAAGTAACCTTTAGTTGGGCTGTAAACTGACCCTAAACTACTCAGACGAGACATGAGTCCATCTTGGATAGCACTTAAGTATTCCTCAAGTGTCTCAAAGCCATCTTCTCTCGCCCATACATTAAAGTTTCTGACGGGGGTAATCGTAATCTGAGTCATACCACTATAAAGAGAGCTTTTTTCTTTTTGTGCGTCTACATCAACACCTAGACTTGAAGAATGTAGCCAATACCTCTTAGAAGACACTGAAGTGTGCATGATTATTTCTTCTTTGGTGTTTTTTTCAATGATTATATTTGGGAGTTGCAACTCTTCAGGCGTTTCCAATTCAACGATTAACCCACTGTTGTTAATTCTAATGCTGTATTCCCACCCCATCTGATCAATGAAAGATTCAATCCTTATGGTTAATAGGCGAAGATCTCTTAGGTCTAAAGAAATGCCTGTAAAACGAAGTGTCAGACTTGATTTCTCTATGTGAGTTTCGAGTGATCTACCAAAAACTTTTTTAGCTTTTAGTGCTACTTGGTCATTAAAGTTTTCCATCATTTTCATAGTCCTGTCTTTGTTTTGAGTTCCCACGGACCCCAATGCCCATGCGCTGAGATCATTTCTGAGAATGTAGGTTGGTCATAAATATGAATGTTAGATAAACGATCTACTTGACCTAGAGCATAATAAACACGCTTGTCGATTTTGATTTCTCTACCATTAGAGAAATCGAGTACCTCCCCACCGTCTTCACACCAACAATGCCCGTAGGAAATGCCTTGCAGTTCGCCTTGACCCATGACCTCCCCATGAACAAGTCTGAGGTTGGGGTTTCGATAAGCATTGTCCATAAAGTATTTCCCATTAGCTCTGTAACAATCGCCAAAACTAGAGGCGAGCTTCCTCATTTCAGAGGGTCTAACCCGTATCTTCTTCTTGGGGAGTTCATCAAAGATTTCTAATCCCTCTAAGTATCTACTCGCTATTACTTCAGATAGTTTCATCAGATTTATCTCCTTTATCGTATATATCTAGTAGCCATAAACAAAGAAAAGGAGGTCGAATGATACTTGGTTTAGACCCCTCACTCAGAAACTTTGGGTGGGTTCTCATGGAAGACGACGGTCATTTCTTAGATAAAGGAATGATGTCTACTAAGGCTGACATGATGTTTGTCAGTCGCTATGTATTTCTCCGAGATGGCTTGAGAGAAATAGTCCGAACAATCAGATCGAACTACCCTGACAAAGTTCTTAGAGTTGGAATAGAAAGTCCCATCTTTAATGACTTGTACTCAGAGGGTATGTATGGTCTATTCCTCTACTCAAACGAAGCTCTCATGCTTGAAAAGTGCGATACTGTTTACTTAACCCCTAACCAAGTCAAAGCCCATGCCCATGCATTTCTTAATAGACCTAAAGGTTGGAAAATGCAGAAAGGCGATATGGTTGAAGCTGTTAAACAAGCAACAGAGGGTCAAGGCGCAAAGCGTTGGAATCATCACCAAGCAGACGCTTATTGGGTCGGTAGAACAGCAGGTCGTTTTTGGAAACTTGTTGAAGGTGAAATAGAAATTTCTGATCTATCAGAGTTGGAAAAAAGGCACTTCACTGACTACGAGAAATATGTGAGAGGTAAGAAAGCAGGGAAAGTCAAACGTAAAGGTATTACTTACAAAGAGAATGATAGATTTTTCAGATGGTCTGAAGAAAGTTAGTCTCAGACTCAAAAATTACTATATACAACACTTATCCACTCCATCATGCCTCGAAAGGAAATATTCATGGCAAAATCAAAAGGAAATAAAACCACTAAAAAGAAACCAAAGACAGACCTTCTTGCCGCAGCTAAAGCAGTTGCAGGCGCACTTAAAGAAGACCACGTTGTTTCTCTCGACCCGAACAGTCTGAAAGTCAGTCGCCCTCACATTTCTACAGGTTCTGTGGCTCTCGATTATCTCATCGGAGGTAAAGAGAATGAACACGGTGTGCGCCCCTGTCCTGGCATTCCTAAAGGAAATATTACCAACCTTTACGGACTCGCAGGTGCAGGTAAAACCACAATCGCTCTCCAAACTGCCGCTCAGACTTGCGCTGAGGGTGGTACTTGCGTCTATATAGATTGGGAGCATGAGGTCGATCACCGCTATGCGGCGAGCTTAGGTGTCCCTGTTTCTGACCCGACTAAATTTATGCTCATTCAGCCCGATACTCTTGAGGCAGGTCTGCGCTATATCTTTACGATGACAGAAGCAGGTGTTGACCTCATTGTGATCGACAGCGTGGGCGCCGCAGTCCCTAAAGCTGTGTTTGAAAAGAACGATGACGGTCCCACTCCCGTAGGTCTTAATGCTCGTCTGTGGAGTACATACTTGCCCAAGATCAAGTCAAAGATCAAAGGCAGTGAAACTGCTATCATTGGTATTTCTCAGCTTCGTGAGTCCATCGGTGGTATGTCATTCGCAGGTCCAAAGAAAATCCCTCAAGGTGGTAAGGCTTGGACATTCTACTCTACTCTTCAGATTATGCTCCGTGTAGTCGGTAAAGAGAAAGGCAAAGAGTGGGACGGTATGCAGGGCAAAGCTGTCGAAACGGTTCTTGGTACTTGTGTGAGAGCGAAGCTCGATAAGTGTAAAGTCTCAGACTCAGCGCATAAAGAGGTAGACTTCTATCTCATGTCGGGTGAGGGTGTCGATAATGTCCGTACTATTCTTGAGCTTGGTATAAAGACAGGTATTGTGAAGAAAGGTGGGGCTTGGTACTCATGGCAGAGCGGTGATGGTGAGGTTCGTGGTCAAGGCTTAAATAACTTCAAAGAGTCTTTGACAGATGAGCATATCGCAAGCATTTTCGCTCAGGTGAAGCCTTATCTCGCAGACCCTAAGAAGAAGACAGAAGAAGAGCCTCCAAGCCTTGAGAGCCTTGCCAAGCTCGATGGTTCAGATGAAGACTTCTTAGCGAGTTTAGAGGACTTATAATGAAGATTTTAGTTCTCGTCTTCTTAATTACTCTGCTGTGTGGCTTCCTCTCTTACGGAAAGCCGATTGACAGTGTTGAGATCATCGTCTGTAAAGACAATGAGAAGCGACTTTTCTTTGCAGGTGAGTTGCCTCACTTTAGGAAGTATAGAGAAGTATTTAATCAAGATACTTGTAAGGTTCAAACCATGACTCTGAGGAAATGGCAAAGAATACTTTCCTCATACCAAAAACGATCTGTCAAAACTCCTTAAAGTCTTATATATTCTCCAACACGAAAGGAGGATATATGAAGCTAAAAGTTGAGAACTTTCAGTCCATTAAAAGTGCAGAGATCGAAGTTGATGGTCTGACTGTAATAACGGGTGAAAACAGTATCGGCAAATCTGCTCTCGCAAGAGCTTTCAATGGGGTCTTCACTAACTTAAGAGGAGACGCTCATGTGAGAAATGGTGAGAAGCATTCGACTGTATCTGTCGTCTTTGACGATGGCAACGAGGTTACTTGGGAAAAAGGTAAGAAAAAGAACCGATACGTTGTCAACGGAAAGGAAATAGATAAGGTGGGTACGGGAGTGCCTGATGAAGTTAAAGCACTAGGGGTTACCTCCGTAAAGGTAGACGGTAAAGATGTTTACCCTCAGATAGCAAAGCAGTTTCAGAATATATTTCTGATTGACTTACCTCCTAGTGCTTTATCGTCTGCTCTTTCAGATGTTGAGTTAATACACCAACTTGAAGAAGCCTCAGCTAAAGCTCGGTCTGAAATAAGAGACACTAAGTCTCGGCTAAAAGTTAAAAGAGAAGACCTTAACACTGCTCAAAATAATCTCTCTATGTATGAAGACTTTGACCCTCTAAAGTTAGAAGAATACGAGCAAGCAGAACAAGCTAAAGAGACAGCGATTACTAACCTAAGCAAAGCAGAGTCTCTTGTTCAGAAGAAAGAGAAGGTGGGGAAAGCATACGAAGTCCTAGAGGAAGTGTTGACTGTATCTCTCCCTACTTTAGACCTCTCAGAGTTTGATAACTTAAACCAACTTATTTCTCTAAACAAGCGCAGGAAAGCCTTGACCAAAGCTGTCGAAGCACTTGGAGAAATAGAAACCTGTGAGGTGAGTAAAGCTCCCGAATTTCCTAATGTGGGTGAACTAGAGCGCATACAAACAAAGCGAAATAAGTTAGAAAGTGCGATTCAGATTTTAGACCCCTTAAGCAAAGTAGTATTAAGCACTCCCCCTCAAGACAACTCCGATATAATTAATAGTCTAGTGAGGAAGAAGAAATTGACTCTAGGTATAAGCCTTGCGGAAGAAGAAATAACCAAAATTGACTCTGAACTAGAGTCTGTCCAAGAGAAGATTAGAGAGGGAGTATGCCCCGTATGTTTAAGAGGAGGAAATGACAAATGCCACGACTGATATGGAGAACTGATGTCCACATGGGAGATCGAACCCCTAGAAGACGAACAGGTAATTGGTCAGAAGACGTTGCTAAAAAATTAAGATGGATAGGGAAGAAAGCGGAGGAAATAAAAGCTGACGCTGTGATTGATGGTGGAGATTATTTCGATGTGAAGTCTCCCGTTAAAAACTCACATGGCCTTGTCCGATTGTCCTGTGAAATACACTCAGAATACCCATGCCCAACCTACGCTCTAGTGGGCAATCACGATGTGAAATATGGGAATATTGATTACTTACCTGAACAACCTCTTGGGGTCATGTTTTCTTCGGGGGTCTTCAGGCAGTTTGGCGATGACGAGGAAATAATCTTAGAGGGAGACGGTGTAAAGGTTAGAATCGTTGGAGTCCCCTATCATGGAGTCGAGTATGACTTTGATCGTATTGCTAACATTTCTAAGAAAGACGAAGACTACTTAATCGTTGCTTGTCATCTTCTAGCTAGAAAGGGCAAAACAGGCTCGATGTTTGAGGGTGAAGACATTATTGGCTACGACTTTCTCAATAAGAATACTGAGGTGAACGCTTGGATGTTTGGTCATTGGCATAAAGACCAAGGCATTTCTAAACTTAAAAATGGCGCAATCGTAGTCAACGTAGGTTCGCTTACTAGAGGCTCGCTCCACCTCGATGACTTAGATAGAAAGCCCTGTATCGTGGAAATAGAAGCCACCAAGAAAGGGCTAAACTTCAAAAGGCATAACGTACCCGTCAGACCTGCTTCCGTAGCGTTTAAGATTGATGACGCTAAAAGAGAGCATGAAGACGTTGACCGTATGGAAGAAATAGTTGAAAAGATGAAGTCTGTCGTTACTGAGGGTTGGGCAGGTAAATCTCTCATTGATAAGGTGAGAGAAATGAAAATCCCTAACGATGTTAAAGAGCAAACTATTTTATACTTGGAAAGTGTAAACAAGTAATTCTAATCATTAAACAGTCCTATATATACGTCTTGCTTCGGTAATATAGGAGGAACTAAATGAGGCAGGACAATGAAGATATGAAATACATTTATTGGTCGCATATTAAGATGATGAGGGAGTGTCCTCAACGCTACTTGTGGAGCAAAGGACACCCCGACCATGACCTTGGTGCAGGTATCGGGAAAAAGAAGCCCCTACCTCCTGAAAATCAGCGTGAGTCTGAACACCATCTCCTCATGGGTTCTGTCCTGTCGAAAGTAGTTGAAGACTTTTACAACCATGAGCTTTGGAGTGAGCCTAAGACTTTACAAGATAAGCTAGAAGACTTAGCCCGAAAAGAGTTCGTTTTCCAAGAGCAACGCTACTATTGCTTGTGGAATTATATGACTCGTGATGAAGCAATAGATGTAGTGGTGAGCGGTGCTTCCAACTTCTTGAAGATTATGAAAGAGAATAGACTGCTCGGAGTGTGGAACAAATCTGAACTAAAGATGACCCCCTCCGTGAACAAGTATTTCTCAGCTTCGGGTATCGCTGACCTTGTGTATAGAGACAAGGAAGATCGTATTCATATTCTTGACGGTAAAAACGCTAGTACCCCTGGAAAGTATGAAGACCAAGATCAGCTCCGTTGGTATGCGCTGTGTTTCAGACTACAGTACAACGTCATGCCTCACCGTCTCGGTTTCTTCTATTTCCGTTATCCCTCAGACATATTACCTAATATGAAGCACGTTCCTGAGAAATATCAAGGCGATAAATGGACAGGCTTCATGGAAGTCGATTTCACAATGGCTGATATTAAGAGATTAGCCGCTGAAGGGGTCGAGACTTCTAAAGCAATCCATCGAGGTGTCTTTGAAGCGAACCCAATGCCTAAGCACTGTAGAACTTGCCCTTATGAGTCGGTGTGTGAGGAAAGACAAGAGCAGAAAGCTAGAAATGCCGCTAAGCGAGGATTAAGAAAGACGAAGACCCCCGACCCAACAGAGGGAAATGATGGTTTTGTCGATCTTTCATTTGGTTCAAAAACTTAACCAGCAGACTCGACTTTTCTGATATAGAGAAGTAAACCTTTTTAACACTAAAGGAGTGTTTTGTGTCTGATGAAATAAAAGCCCTTGTTGAGAAGAGAGAATCTCTCGAAGCAAGGAAATCGAAGTTATCGGGTAAGCTAGAAGTAGCTAAGAGTTCTCTCGCTGAAATAGACGAAAGCCTTGTGTCTATGGGAGTCTCACCCGACAACTTAGAGCAAGAAATTGAAAGATTACGCTCTGAGAGAGATGAAAAAATAAACGCTTTTTCTCAAGCCCTTGAAGAAGTCGAAACAATACTCACTAACATTGAGAATAGGATTGCTAATCTATGAGTACACTACCCGTCCTTAACATCGCTACAAAT